AATATAAAGAATCGTTAACTGTTAGGGTGTTAATCAAGTCTTGAAGATTGAAAAAATTATTTGATTGCTTTTCTATATTCATTGCTTGCCCTTTCTCTTTTAGTTTTGTTTATCACGCAAATTTTCGACTAATTCTAAAGCCTTTTCAAGTTCACCACTGTTTCCGTTCAATGCCTCTTGAATGGCAAAACTGATCCAATCTAATTTTTGATAGTCTGTTAAATGTTCCATCTCAATCCTCGTTTTTGTTCTCATGTGTTTGTATAATCGTTGCTTTTACTTTTAGCTCATCCATGTATTCACCTTGAAGTCTAATTGCATCTTCTCGATTATCAAACCAACACTCTTGTTTTAAACCTTTATCAGTAGGGATATACACTGCCCAGCCTAACTTGCTATTAATCATCTTTAACCTCCTGTTTGAAAATTAAAAGCAGGAAGGTCGAAACCTTCCTGCTCTTGGAGAGAACTCTCTTAATCCTCTTTCATGTTCCTTTCTAGTTTTAGTAGTTCTTCTTCACACTCGTTGCAAAGTGTGATCTCTCCGTCTGTTTCATCAGCTAACCATTCGCAATCAGCGCAATCATTTGGGCTCTTAAAATTAACCATTTTTTAGTTCCTCTTGAGTAAAAGTTTTTAATCCGTCTTCATTTCTTCCGTAGCGATCAGCAACAGTGACTAACTCTGGGTAGTGTTCCCATATTCTTATTAAATTATGATTATCGAGTTTGCATATAGCTCTATGCACTTGCTCCATTGCCATTCTTAATTCTATTACTCTTGTGTTTGCAATTCCAAAATCTTCTTCTAAGATTCTATCTGTTGTAGTGTAGTAAATTTTTGTCATTTTTTCTCTCCTGTAATGACTGTTTGAGATAAGTTAAGATTAGCACAGATAAATATAAAAAAGCAAACATTATTTTATATTTTTTCCTGCGACCTGCGACCTGCGACTCTGCGCTTCTATCCATAGACGACAAGAACAAACCATGTGATTCCTGCGAGTGTGCCCATGAACAGAAGGCAGGTGATAAACTCACCTGCCCATTTTAGTATTTCCTTAATCAAGACGTTCTCCTAAAACCAGCTTCGAATGCATCCTTTGCAAACTGTTGCGCACATCTATTTGTACAAAAATAATCACAATACATTTCATAAGATTCTCCATCCCACAAACCAAGGTCGTATTGAGTTTGTTCATTTACAACATTTGTTTCTGTGCGATGAATAGTTTGTTTGTAACTTCTATCTGATATTACAATAAGATTACCTTTGTATGGTTCTGTCCCCCAATATCGTTTGACATGTTTTTTAGCTAACTTGCCACAATTAGGACATGCCGTTTGTTTTTTAAATATTTGCGGCATATTATTTCCTTTCTGGGGAGCTCGAGGCTCCCCTGTTGATTGCTTGGTTGAGTTAAGGAGTGACAACAACGTAGAGGCCTCTGTCATCCTTGGTTATCTTTTCGTACCCGGGAGATCGATAACCGAAGTCATACCCACGGGCCGCATCGATATGGGCGTTTACACGGGCCGCTTTTTTGCAAGCTTCGGCATCCTCGAGATTGTCGTAGTAGTACCAACAAACCTTATGGCCAATCTCTTTGTCTACAGGCTCAGGATATGATTTATATTTTGACATTTTGTTTCCTTTCTGGGGGGACATTGTCCCCCCTGTTATTGATTACTTGATGTGCTTTGTGAGTCGTCTTAGTACATCGTGTCTGCATTCCTTGTAACGCAAGTGCTCACCCCTAATAAGATCCTCTACTAGTTTATAAGATAGATTGTTAACCATCCCAGCAACTATTATCGCAACAGTCTTCTCACTACCGGAGTACCGATCAATATAGTGATACATCTCATCCCAATCTTCCGGAGTGTGATATGCACCATCAAAATGAATTGGGTTTTTTATTCCTTGTGGTGTCTGTGACATTGTATTTCCTTTCTGGGGGGACAGTGTCCCCCCTGTTGTTGATTACTTCTTCGGAACAATAACTTTTCTTTTCTTTTGTGGCTCTTGATTGGCTTTTATCCAATCTTCACCTAGAGCCTCTTCCCATTTTTCTTTTTGTACAAACATGGTGATAGCAGGTTCAATTAAATCAAAGAAATTAGAAAACTCACCATTACGAATTTTATCTTCTTGTTTCTTGATTTTATCCCCTAGCTCTTTGTAATGCTTTTTAGCTAGAGCCAATTCGGTTCGGGGATCATTAGTGACACTCGATTTTAAATTATAGTCAAACATACCTATCTCTCCTGTGGTATTTTTACAACAGTGTTTCAAAACGAAACACCTATAAAAATCCTACTACAGATAAGAAAAGATAACAAGGGAAAAAGTGGGATAATACACATTATTTTATATTATTCCACATTGTGGAAAACATCCGTTCACGTTTTGTTCTCACTATTCCCCTAGTCCCAGATTATCGATAATCTTTTGGGGTTACTCCGTCCGGACAGCGTTCACGTTTTGTTCCAAGCACCCCCCTCCCCCTATATTTTGGCGATGTGTCGTCAACAGTCGTGTCATGTCATGTTGGGTTGATAAATTTATTCAGAAATATTATCATTGGGCCATGGACGACCTTCAGCCTAATTTAGATGCCGTACCCGAGGACGCACTTCGTGAGATTTTGTTACTGAAGCAGCAAGAGCGGGTGTTAATGACCCGTGAACGGGCGGCCGAGGACTTTATGTCCTATGTTCATCATGTATATGACGGGTTTATCGAGGGCCGGCATCACAAGATTATTGCAGAAAAGCTAGAGAGAATAGCTCGTGGAGAGCTAAAACGCCTGATAGTGAACATGCCACCCCGGCATTCCAAGTCAGAGTTCGCTTCGTATCTTATGCCTAGCTGGTTTTTAGGAAGAAATCCCAAGTTAAAGATTATCCAGGCAACAATGAACACGGAACTTGCTGTACGATTTGGCAGGAAGGTAAGAGATTTAATAGGGGACCCATCATATCAACAGGTATTTCCGGCCACGGACTTAAAACCGGACTCCCAGGCAGCAGGGCGGTGGGAAACAAGTGCTGGTGGAGAGTATTTTGCTGCTGGTGTTGGTGCAGCGATGACGGGTCGTGGTGCAGATTTGCTAATTATTGATGATCCGCACTCGGAACAGGATGCTTTATCCTCGACTGCGTATGATAATGCGTATGAGTGGTACACTTCGGGGCCGAGACAGCGTCTACAACCGGGTGGTTCTATCATAATTGTTCAGACGAGGTGGTCAAAGAAGGACATAACGGGCAGGTTACTGCGTGCACAGGGCAAGGATTTGATGGCAGACCAGTGGGAGGTGGTTGAATTTCCTGCGATTATGCCGTCAGGGGAGCCATTATGGCCTGAATTTTGGGGAAAAGACGAACTTTTGAAGGTAAAAGCTTCGTTGTCCGTGGGCAAATGGAATGCACAGTGGCAGCAGAACCCTACATCCGAAGAAACAGCGATGGTCAAGCGCGAATGGTGGATGCCGTGGGAAGAATCATCGACCCCGAACCTTGAATATGTGATTCAGGCGTATGATACTGCGTATAGCAAGCGTGAATCGGCCGATTATTCTGCGATTACGACTTGGGGTGTGTTTAAACCGGACAAATTTGGGGGTGATCACTTAATTTTACTGGACGCGAAGCGTGGTCGCTGGAGTTTTCCGGAGTTAAAGCAGATAGCGATAGAGGAAAACGACTATTGGGAGCCAGATATGATGTTAATCGAGGCAAAAGCCTCGGGTATGTCACTGGCAGACGAGATGCGGTTGCAGAATTTACCTGTTGTTACGTTCTCCCCGGGCAGGCGCAAGGGTGGTGGTCTGGATAAGGTAACACGCATGCATATGGTTTCTCCTATTTTTGAAGCGGGAAAAGTGTGGTATCCTGAAGGAGAAAAATTTGCCGATGAGGTTATAGAAGAGGTTGCATCTTTTCCAAATGGGGACCATGATGATTTCTGTGACAGCATGACAATGGCATTGATGCGATTTCGGCAGGGTGGTTTTATAAGTCTGGAAGGTGAAGAGATAGATGATTGGGCTCCACCTACAGTTAGAGAGTATTACTAATTTATGGCTGAAAACAACAATTCAAATTATGCGAGTAACTTAGCCAGAGCGATTGGTCAGGGTATTACTTTTGGTTTTGGCGATGAGTTAGAGGCCAGGATAAGGTCTTTGGCTGGAGGTAGAACATATGGTGAAGAAGTTGCTGATATCCGTGAGCGCATTAAAAAGTTTCGTGAAACCAATCCTGTCGCTGCTTATGGGTCAGAAATTGTAGGTTCAATACCCACAGGCGTAGGCATAGCTGGTCTGGCTCTTCGTGGTGGATTGAAAGGTGCAGCAAAGATTGGTGCTCTTGAGGGCGGTATTTATGGTATAGGTGAGGGCGAAGGTTTACAAGGTAGGGCAACTGGTGCTGGTTTGGGTGCGGGACTTGGTGCTGCTGGGGGCAAAGCTGCGGAGAAAGCTTTTGAGGGCATAGCTCCGTTAGTCGGAAGATTCATGAAAAAAACCCGAGGCTCTGAGGACGTTACGATAGATTCTTCGCCCCCGGACCGTAGACCCATGGTTAAAGAAGCGGGTTCAGATGAGTTCGTGCCTCTTGAGAAAAAGGTCAGTAAACCCGGGACTCGAGAGCTTAAAAAAAGAGCACTTTCTACACAGGGCTTGTTTGAAAACATGGGCGAGGAAGGTGCTCTACTGGAGTTTCCCGAGATTGCCACAGGTATTGATAAATACGTTTATGAGATAGACTTTGGTGCATTAAACAACGCTTTGAAGTCAGACGAGTATGGGCCGTATGCCGAGGTGATGAGAGCAAATTTAAACAGAACTTTTCCGGGTGACACAATATCTGTCTCAAGAATAGAAGACTATTCGGACCCTTTTGTAAGGAAGAAATCTAAGAATTTTTTTGAAGTTAATAAAGATGATGTTCTTTTTGTAGGAAGCGAATCAGAAAAAGAATTAATTGTTCGCAAACCTGATGGTAGCCCTATGTCTGTTAGAATAGCAGATGAACAAAAAGGGGTAGAAGGAAAAGTATCTTTGTCATTGAAAAAGGGCCCTTTCGGAGTAAACCCTCCAGTTATTAGTCAGTTTGAAGGCGATTACTTAGACCGACCTAAACCAATCATAGGCAGGTTAGCTCAAGATTATTCGCCTGTGTACAATAGTTTGCTAGATCCGAAAACACTGGGATTTAGTCCATCTGTTTCAAAGAAGAGTTTGACAGGAGAGCAGATAATCACACGGCTCAAGAACCAGGAATCGGTGACCAAGGACGAACTTGCTTATTTAGATTTAGAAAACTCATTGGTAAAGAAAGATAAATACTCACTAGAAGATGTAAGAGCTATTGTTCGCACGGCTGAACCTGAAATACACATTAAGTCCTCAAGTTTGGATGATATGGACCCTGACTTTACGCTTGAATATTATGATGACCAAAGAATTATACCTCAAGGTCGAGAAAGAGATTACATAGAATATGTATTTCAGGACCAGAATCCCGTAAAAAACATAGAAAGAACTACTCTCGATGAGGTAGAGCTTGAGGTTCTACAAAGAATAAAAGACAGAATTATACAAAACAGTGCACAGTCTAAATTTTCTCATTACACGGATCTTGAAAATGTTGTAGGTCATGCCAGAGTTGCAAAGATTGATAGTCCTTTTGATGCCAGAGATAACGCAATTGTTATAGAAGAGATACAGTCCGATCTGGTTGCAGCAAGCAATCCAAAGACAAATAGAATGAACGATGGTGAAGAGTATGCCACCCCTGAAAAAGTGAGGCAAGCACTTAAAGAAGCACAAGATTTTTATAAAAGAAATCCTAAAGTAAAAGAAGCTGAGCAAGAACTTATAAACACAGGAAAAGAACTTGACCAAGCAAAGCTCGAGGATGACGCTGTTAATATAGACCCACTTGGCGATGAGTTACTAGAAAAACTTGTTAGATTTAAAAATGAACTTAATAATAGTTTAGAAAATCTTACGGATGATGAGCTTGAAAAGGCATCTGAGTTTGTTACAGGAAACATTAAGAAAAAGTTTATACAAAACCCGCCCTTTTCTACAAATAAAGCGGCTGCTCGTTATTTTATGCAGAATGTTATAAAAGAGTCAGTACGAGGCGGGACAAAAACAATTCTTCTTCCTGACTATGTAGATTTAGCCCGGTTTCACGGCAGGGAAGATGTCAAAGCATATAAATTAAATTACACAGATGTGTTTGACAAATTGATTTCTGATTATAAAAAACAAGGCATGCGGTTAAAAACAGGTACGGTTGATATTTCAGATGATATTTCGACTGATTTACCTTTTGAAAACAGAGAGCTCAGAAAATTAAGACCCATGAAATATGTAACATTTTTAAATCCATCTGATGATATTGATAGGTCACTGATTAGAAGGTATAGTAAAGGTGGCAAGGTTGATGTAAAAGGTGGAATTGGAGCAATGGCTCCAACACATATGTAAAGGAACATTCTGATGACTAATAAACATGGACAAATGGGTAGAAAACCTACCAAAAGTAGTGTGGAACGCAAAGAGATTAAGGAAAAACGTAAGAGGGCAAAAAAAGATATAAAAAAAGCGGGTGAAGATTTAAGGTATTCTAAATTGTTGGTTCCTTTTATGTCTGGAGCAGAAACTCCAACAAGTAAAGAGTATCTTAAAAAAGTACAAAATGCTCTTGCCAAACAAGAAGACGCAAAGAAAAGACTTATATCTACTTACAAAAAAGGCGGGGCTATTATGAAAAAACGCGGTGGAACATTTAAAGGAACATTCTAATGGCATTACCTCCAAAACCACTCGCAGGCATGATTGAAGGAACCATGGGCCCTGGTGGTCCAGACATGGCACCCGATCAAATGCTTGATGTAGAAATAGAAGTACAAGGGCAACCTGAATTACCGCTAGGCATTGAGATGGTTGGCGAAGAGCAGATGGAGGTTGAGGTTGAAGAATACAATCACAACGCCAATCTGGCAGAGGTTCTAGATGATTCGATTCTTGGAACACTGTCCTCGGACCTCATGTCCAAAGTTGAAGAGGACAAGGAGTCTAGAGAAGAATGGGAAGAGGCGATTGCCAAGGGTTTGACGTTACTTGGCATACGTTATGAGGAAAGAAGTGAACCGTTCCCGGGGTCTTCTGGTGTAACCCACCCGTTGTTAAGTGAGGCAATCACACAGTTTCAGGCGCAGGCATACAAGGAAATGCTACCAGCAGGTGGGCCTGTGAAGACATCGATTATTGGTACACCGACACCGGAAACCGAAGCACAGGCAAGTCGTGTAGAAGATTACATGAATTATCAGATAACCGAAGTTATGGAAGAGTATGACCAAGATACAGACCAGATGCTGTATTATTTGCCAATCACAGGCTCTACTTTCAAGAAAGTGTACTTCGACCCATCTAAGCAACGAGCGGTATCTAAGTTTGTACATGCTGAAGATTTGGTTGTGAACTACGATGCATCGGATATTCGTACGGCAGAGCGGTGTACACACATCGTAAAAATGACGGACAATGAGGTCAGAAAGTTACAGATTGGCGGTATTTACAGGGATGTTTCTCTGTCTTACTCAGACCAGGAGGAGTCTGATTCTACAATTCAAGGCAAGGCAGACGAACTTCAGGGAATGCGCCCCGGATATAGTGACGAGGTTTACACGTTATATGAAATACATACCGAGCTTGACTTAGAGGGCTTTGAAGATGTGGACATGATGGGAGAGCCAACAGGCATTAAACTTCCATACATTGTTACGATTGACGAGGGCTCTGGTCAGGTATTGTCGGTCACTCGAAACTATCGTGAGATGGATCCGCTTCGCAGAAAGCGGCAGTATTTTGTGCATTACAAGTTCTTACCGGGCCTTGGTTT